AGTAGCCCGTCTGGTAACCGGAGCGCGCAACGCCTCCGCCATTGGACCCCGAAAGCGAGATGTAACGGTCACCGGACGGCCAGTACAATTTGTGCCAGTGCGGGTCCTGCCCGTGGTTGTGGCTTTGCTGGGTATGGGTATGGCTCTGCTGCGTATGGGTGTGAGGGCTTTGCGTATGGGTATGCGCGTCCTGTATATGGGTGTGGATCGGCATCCCGTCGATGCCCAGAATCACCGCTTTCTCGCCCGGTGTCGCGCCGATTGTGCCGAAATCCGGGTCACCCTCGGCGAACCCCACCGGAACCCGGCCTGAGCCGTAAGGGACCCACGTGCCGCCGTACTCGGCCGCCGGGTTGTCCGGGTTTTCCGTGATGATCACGTCACCCACCCGGTACATCGCATGCTTTACCGCACTGACCAGGGTTTCGAGGTTTGATCCTGCAGCGCCCTCCGTCGACTGCAGCTGCGAAATCGCGCTCCGCGTCTGCACCGTATCGCTCTGCGTTATGGTGCTCCCGAATGTCAGATCCACCGTCCGCGTCCCGTTGTCTATGGTCTCGGCGGCTTCCGTGATGCGCACAACCAGCGGCACGGTCACGACCGCGGGGTTGAAATATGCGCCCGACGTCACATAGGTCTTCACCCGGATGTTGACCGTCACGATATCCCCGAGAAAATAGTCCGCACCGTAGACAAGGTTGGCGCTGGACGCGACGTCGGCTTTGACCTGCTGATCGTCCCCGATGATCGCCTGCAGCGCCCGCTGCGTAAGCGTGTCCGTATCTCCGGGGTCCACGTCGCGCGCATCAATGAACACCTCGCGCCTGTCCCACCCGACAGCATCGTCGCCCGTGATATATATCTCCCTCTCTGTGCCCTCGCCCGCGCCGCCCACGATCGGGGTGCTCTGGGTCCTTGTGGCATCGAGCGTATAGGTAAAGTCCTTGATATTCTTGTACTTCAGGTCGAACACGCAGCTTGCCGACCGGTCGGCTCCCGCATACGTATCAAAGGTGATCGCACCACCCTCGATGCGAAACCGCTCTCCCCGGCCTGCGCCGATGAGCACCCGCGCCACCTCGTCGCCGAGGTTTTTCAGGCGGCTCTGGTCGGAGATGATATCATCGCCCTGCACATCCGCGCATATAATGTTCAAGGACCGGTTAGCTGTAGCTGTGGATTTCTGAATGAATTCTTTAACCACACAGTCCGCACTGCCGGTCTTTGATATGGCGTACATTCCGGCCGGAGGTATCGTGATCCGGCCTTCCAACCCAAAATGCCCGCCGAAACCGTACACCGTGACCATTTTCTCGGTCTGCGTGATGTTGCGTATAATATACGGCTCGTCGTCGTCCGCCACGATCCAGCAGTTTTTCTGCATGTAGCTCACGGCTTCGGCCTCGGCCGGGAAGTCGATCTGAACAACCGAACGCCCGACAAAGCGCCGTATGATCTGGAGCCGTGTGTAATTTGTAACCTCCGCGAGCGGGGTGAATTCAGGAGAGGGGCTATATACCCGCATAATATTCCGCGCCTCCTACCTCCACGTACCCGATCGCGCCGCCGGACGATCCGAAGGAGATGATGTTCGCTCCGGGCACCAGCTCAATGAACTCGCTGCCCTCCGCGAGATACTGGAACGCGTTGTTGCTGCCTCCTTCGTTGTCGATCACCAATACCGTCCGCGCCTCCGAGTCGATCACAAGCATCTCGTATAGTTCGAGCGTTTTCGTCACTGTCACCCGCTTGCCGGTGGTGTCGTTCTGCACGTAGGGGTTTTCCGCGCCGCCGATAAAATGAATTACCGTCGGGGAGTCCACGTCGCCTGAATTGAACACCGTGAGCGCCGTTTGCGCGGTCGAATATTCCACGCCACCCTCTGGGTACTCGAAACCATCCTCGAGATATTGCAGCATCGCCGTTTCCAGCGCCACGGACGAAAACGGGATGTCCCGTTTCAGGTACGGATTTGCCGCAAGGAATTGCAAAGACGCGCTGAGTATCCTTATCTCGTCGATACCGGTGTCGATCGGCGCCACGAGGTAGACCGGGGACAGGTACACCGCCCAGTTGTTCCGGCTGTACAGAAACGTCTTGGGCTGTTTGTCCGCGAAGAACCGTATCAGCGCCCGGCGCTCCGCGGCAGCCGCAGCATAGTTCGTCTGCCGGATATCGAACGAAAGCGTCACCGGCCTTGCCTGATACCAGACCGAATTCACCATTACGCCGTCCTGATTGAACACCCCCGACGTCGCGACATTCACCGGCGGCGAACCCAGCCCCTGGACGGCCGTCACGTATTTAAGCTCAATGGTGTTCACGCCATTGGTGAACATATATCGTTGTGCCGGCATACCTATCCCCTCAATAAAGCCTGACGCTGCTGCGCGAGCAGCATCTCCTGTCGGATCTCGCGCAAAGACAGCGCCGTGGGGCTGTTGATCGTATAGCTCATGTTGTAGTTGTTCGTCAGCGCCGAAGCGCCCAATGCCGCTCCGCCGGGTACCAGGCTGACCGCCGCTGAAGCCTGCAGCTTCCCTGTTTCCTTGGCCAGCGAGGAAAGCATATCCCGCGAAACACTTGCAAGGCTTTTGGTGAACCCGCCGCCGAGGCCGAGCGCCATGTTCTCGCCGAAGCCCGCCATGAGGGCCGACGGCGAATGGATGCCGAGGAATTCCTTGATCCCGTCGATGATATCGGAGAAGAAGCCCTTGATCTTGTTCCACAGCCAGTTCGCCGTGCTCTTGATGCCTTCCCACAGCCCTTTGATGAAATCCCACGCCAGATCCCCCGCGGTTTTTATGAGATTCCATGCCGCCTCGGCAACACCCTTGATGAGGTTCCAGACGAACTCACCGCCCGCTTTGATCAGCTGCCACGCGCCATCGGCTAACGCCGATACGATGCTGGGAATCATCTTGATGAACTCCCATATGATCGTGGGCAGGTTTTCCACAATGCCCTGCAGCACGGCCACGATGATCCTGATACCGGCCTGAACCAGCTTCGGAAGGTTATCGACGATGGCCTTTACGATCTTCGGGATCATGTCGATGACCGATTGGATCAGCTGCGGCAGGGCCGCCACGATACCTTCGATCAGCGCGAGCAGCAGCGCGATACCCGCGTCGATGATCAGCGGCAGCAATTCCATCACCGTTTCCACCAGCTGCGGGATCATGTCGATCACGAACTGGATGAGCTGCGGGAGCGCTTCGACCAACCCCTCCACCAGCGCCAGTAACAGCTGCAGCCCGGCCTCCACAATCGCAGGCAGGTTATCCACAAGGGTCTGGATGATAAGCTCAATCGCGGTCACGATCGCCGGGATCAGCTCCGGCAGCGCCTCCGTGATGCCGCCTATCAGCGCGAGCAGCGTGTCGATACCGGCCTGAATAATGGTTGGCAGATTCGCCAATATGGTCTGCGCGAGAGAAGTTATCAGCTGCACAGCAAACGTCGCGATCTGAGGCAGCATGGCCATAAGGCCCTGCACGAGCTGCGTGATCGCCGCCATTGCCGCGGGTATCAGTTGCGGCGCGTTCGTCACGACGCTGGTAATCAGCATCTGGATGAACTGCAAACCGACCGAGATGATCTGCGGCAGCAGTTCCGTCACGGTGGGCACCAGGCTTTGGATCATACCTCCGAACGCCTCCAGCAGCTTCGGCGCGGCCTCGGTCAGCCCTTCGAGCACCCCGCTGATGAGCGCGCCGCCCATCTCCGCGAATTTCGGGGCGTTGTCCGCGAACTTTTGCAGCACGCCCGTGATACCGCTTGAGATGCCCTCGCCCACCGAAGCCCAATCGCCCGACCGGATTCCGTCGTTGATCTGCTGGAAAGCATCGAGGAAGACCGGCAGGAACTCCTGCCCGATAGTCATGCCCAGGCTCTTAATCTGCATCTGGGCAACGCGCAGCTGGTTCGGGAAGCTGGTTTCCAATGTACGCCCAAAATCGCCCTGCGCGTCCGCAGTGACGGACATCAGGTAGTTGTACCGGAGCGTGGTCTGCTCGGCCTGCGACATGGCTTTGTACGAAGTGGTGATGCCCTGCGAGAGAGCGTATGCATTGAGGTTAGCCACGCTCATATTGATACCGAGTGCTTTAAGCGGTTCCGTTTCCCCGGCGATCCCTGCGCGTATCTTTTCCCACATGTCGGACGTGGAAACGTTGTAGAACGAGGACATATCACCGGTGAGCTGCACGAGCTGCTCGGACATACCCGCCGCCGCATCCTCGGTCAGCCCGGAGGATTTCATCATGGCACCCATCGCGCCGACGAATCTCACCGCATCGGTCTCGGAGATACCGGCCGTCTGCGACATCGTTTTCGACCACGCCAGCACCGAATCGCCGCTTTCCTTGAACGTCTGCTGCACCACGTTCTGCGCCTCGGACAGGTCGGAAGCGCTTTCCGCGAGCTTGAACGCAGCCCCCACCGCCGCAGCCGCTGCTGTTGCAAGCGCAGCCGCACCTGCCACGACCATCTTCGCTGCCGACGCCGCTGCCGATCCGACCTTGCCAAGCCCTGCGCCCAGCTTGCCGAGCGAACCGTGCAGCTTTTCGGACTTGTCCCCGGCGGTATCCTCTTCCTTACCGAAGCTCTCCAGCGCGTCCTTACAGTCGCGGAGTTCCTTCTCGTTCGCGTTCAGCGCGGCCTGTTCTTTATTGATCCGGATCTCAAGGTTCTGAGCGGCCTTGCTGCTTTCTCCCTGCTCCGCCGCGACCGCCTTATACTGCTCCTTAAGCGCCGCGACCTTTTTATGCTGCAGCTCCGTGATACCGGAGAGCGCATCGATGCGCGCCTGCAGCCCGGTGGCGCTCCGGCTCCAGTCGTCCATCCCGGCCGCAGCGGCCTTGAAGCCGGACTGAATGACGGCGATGTTGCGGTTGATCTCGCTGATGCCCGCCTTGAAATCCGTGGTATTCAGGCCGACTTTTCCGCTGATATCGTTTTTGTTTTCAGCCAAAATCGTTCACTCCTTTACCACCACGGCGGCGGTGTAGACGTTTGTACGCCATGCTGCGCAGTTGTTCTCGAACCCTGGTGCTCGTTCCCGAACTGCAAAAACGCCACGAGATTGATGAAATCCGCAGCGTCGATATCAGAAAGGCTCCAGCCGTATGCCTTATGAATGCTCCACTTGTAATTGAGGAGCGCGCTCTTTGCGCCCTCGGGGGAGTCGGGAGCATCTCCCCCGTCTATGCGTTTTTTGAGAGTTCTCCGGTGATCGCCGTACAGGCGCTGGTGAAGCACCGCATGAGCTCGTTTTGCTCCACGCCGTCCTGCAGCTCGTCGTAGGTGAACTGGTTCCCGAACAGTGCCACGATGACCGCCTTCACTTCGCTGAAAAACTGCCGGATCAGCGCCATATCCTGCGAACCGTTTTCCAGTTCCTTTGCAGTGGACGCCAAATCGAAGATCCTGTCCACGAGGCCGGTCTTGATGCTGACGGTGGAGTAGGTCTTCGTGGCCTTGCCCTGCCCGTCCGTAAAATGAAGCACAATCGCTTTCATATTGTTTTCCTTTCAAAAAAAGGAGTGGTGCACTCCCTACCTTATATACTCCTTTACGTTGCCGGGTCGGCCGGTACCTGTACCTCAGAAAACCACGCGGAGCCGTCGAACGTCGGGTCGGTGGTATCGCCCTTCACCCACGTCACACCCGCCGTTTTGCCGCCCACCGTGAACTGCTTGTCCGTCGCGAGCGCCGAGAAAGTATACTCCATCGTCTGCACGCTCACATCGCCGGTTTTGGTTTCGGCCGTGATCTTGCCCCCGCTGAACTTGCCCTTCGGAAACCAGATGTAGATGTAATCGCCCCGACCTTTGTTGATTTTCATCCCAAGCGCGCAGTAGGGTGGTTCCTCATTGCCGGTGCTGATGGCACGGCCTGTGGTTGCATCGTAGTATACGCCCCGGATCGCAGCGTCCTTCTCCGCCGATATGCCCGATATCTTCACCGTGATCGTGCTCTTTTTGATGCCGTAATAGATGTCCTGCAGGACGTTATTGTAGTACAGTTCCTTGCTGCCCTGCTCCTCGCCCCATTCGCCGCTCTCCGCGGGAGCAAATTCCTCAGGCGCGTCAGCCTGATATGCCGCTGCCGAATCCTGCACATTTTCCGCGATGAACAGCGCCTCAATGCCCGTAATCGGAAAGAATGTCTTATCCATCTGTTAGTCCTCCTGTAGCAGATATTTGTAGTCGCAGGTGTAGCCGTAATGCCCGGTATCGGCCATATACGGCAGCTGCCGCCCGGTGTAGCGCGTGAACCCAGCCGGGAGCAGGATGTCTTTAAGCGTATCATCAGCGGATTGCGCGGTCGCCGGGTCCTTCGAATACAGCGCCATCTGCACCCGTGCAGAGCTCGCGTACGGAGCGTTACACGCATGCGCGATATCCTCTTTGAAAATGACCTGATAGGTGATAAAGGTTTCTGGAAGAACCTCGTCCGGGGCAAAGGAGCCCTGCTGCCGGTAGATGTATCCCGAAGCGTCGAGCGCCGCGCCGATTACGTCAAATATGTTATCAGCCATCCACCGGCGCTCCTTCCTGCTTCAACATCTGAACCTGTATCTGCCGTGCCTTTTTCTTGTTGCTCTCGAAAGCAGCGCGGATACCGGGATCGGCCTTGTTGTGCGGGCTGCCGTATTCCACGAACACCGCGTGCCAACTTTCGCCTTCGCCGCTGATCCCGACCTCGCAGGTGATATCGTTGCCGTCGACATTAACAGAAGGCTTTATCACGCCGCGCAGCACGTCGCCCGAAATCTTGTGTTCCAGCGCCCACCGCTCCACATCGGCCGCAATCGGCTCCGCGCTGGCTTCAACCGCTTTGGCCGCGGCGCCGTTAATATTGTCGCCAGCTGCCTTGACCCGGGCGAGGTATTCTTCAAACCCGTTCAGCTCCAGGCCGGCAAATTTCCTGCTAATCATTACGCACCCCCTACCCGCTGCACCTTAAACGCAAGATACTGGTACCGCATATCGACGTTTTCCGGCGGAGAGATGATCTCGTACTCCTGCCCGGTATCCTCCAGCACGATGTGGTCTTTGATCGAGATGTCCGGCCGGAACCACATGACCACATCCACCGCATCCACATACGTCAGCACGCCGTCGCGTTCGGCCACTTTGCCCCGCCCGGAGTTTTTCCAGCAGCAGCAGTCCAGCGAGGGGTCAGCGTCCGCATACGATACTTTCGGAGCGCCGTTGACGACCGTTTCCTGCCGGTGCTTGATCCGGATCACGGTGGTCATGGCTGTTATGGTGTTGGCCATCAGACCACCTCCTCCACGATATCGGGCAGGCTCCGTGCCTTGAGCTGTGTCAGCCCGGCGTGGAAAGCGGCAGAGTACGTGCTCGCGCCCGGAGCGTTGTTCCACGTATCGCTCACGCCGAGGATGACCACGTCGACGCCGAGCGGGGTTTCCATCTGATCGTCCGTG